CGTAGGATATGCGACAATAAGATATTTGCCCCAATTGGCACACGGTACCTTTATTGGTATACGCCCCAATTGATATAGATGTTTTACATCTAGTTCCCTGTTGCTTAACGAAAGCTTTAGGGACTCAGATGGTCATTTGCGATGACGTTCTGCTAGGAGAGGAGAAACTCTTTCCTCTCTTATCCAGAAACGTACGAATCGGTTTAATGATCTGTTCATCAGAAATGGTGGACGCGGATTAATAAATGAATTTTTAAAAATTCATTTTGCTATCCGCTCTCGGATTAGTTCAAACTCTGTATTACAGATAGTCATGTTTTCACGTAAGTGTCATAAGATCTGAAAGTCTCAAGGTTTTCCAGGCTTATGCCTGTACCTTAAGGCTTGCCAAGTGCTCCTCCAACAATCTGTTGGTGGGTACAAGGTTTCTGATCTTACTGATCTTAAGTGTAGGCCTAAGAGGAGTAGGTATGGGTCTCCTTTGATTATTCATAGAACTTCTCGCTCGTTAATCCATGGTCGTCATGATGAGTTTTCTATAAAACTCTGAATGACTCTCCTTGGAGTTTATAGGATTATTAACTTTAAAGGTTCTTTGAAATTGGAAACAATTACAAAGCCCTTTCTCGTTCCTGATCCTATTTTAAACGAATGGAAAGATTTTATTCATAACCAATTTAGATTCACACTTGATTCCTTATTAAGGGGGGTTTCCCTCCCTTCCATGGTACTTCGTCCTATTTCTACTACTTCTCCTACATCTACCGTCCTTCGGGCTATTGGTCAAGTTAAGTCGGTTACATCAACGCATTTAGCGTCTATGTGACTTTCGGCTAACCTTTGACTACAGGATAAGGATTTCTTTGATAAATTGAAATCTTTTTCCGAGTCCCTTAGGGCTCCGTATTTTGCAGAGAGATTACGTATGATAGGAACTGCTGATCCTTCCTTTAAGGATAAGATTAAGCAACCTGGTCTCTGAGCTTCAATGACCGTATTAAATCAGTCTCCTACTGAATCCCCTATCTTTTGATCAGAGGATAAAGGTAAGACCTGAGTTAAATACGAAGTTAATTCTAAATCCACAACTTTGGAGAGGATTAGACAGGTTTCTGAAAGGAAACTTGACTGATATCAACCTAGTTCGGGTTTAGCAAAACTTGCTTTGAAGTTTGAGGCTGCAGGTAAAGTTAGAGTCTTTGCCATGGTTGATTCATGAACACAATGGGTTATGGAACCTATCCATAAACTTATCTTCTCTATGTTGAGGAGTATGGATACGGACGGTACTTTTAACCAAACCTTACCTATCGAGAATTTAATCGAGAAGTATGGCTTTCCTCGTGGTTTTGTACCTAAGCGTACATTTTATTCGCTGGATTTATCTGCTGCAACTGATAGATTGCCTATTTCTCTTCAAAAGGAAATTATGTCTTGTCTTTACTTATTAACTTGAGGTAAAACTCAAGAAGTAGAACAAGCTAATACCTTTAGTGAGAATTGGGCTTCCCTATTAGTTGATAGGATCTATTACCTTTCGTTAAGTCGTAAAGACTTTTCTAAGATAAAGGGTCTAAAGCATAAAATCTATCGTTTAAAATACGCGACAGGTCAACCTATGGGGGCATTATCTTCATGAGCAATGCTCGCCTTGACCCATCATGCAATAATTGCATTTTCGGCCAATCGGGCAAAGGTCGAGAAACCTTTCCTTGATTACGCTGTATTGGGGGA